TACTACCACTAATCTTACTACCCATATAACCTACCTTAAGGTTGACTATATCACTAAAGTAATCAGTATGGACATTAGTATGTGATTGGCTTTTAACTCCAGATATTACTGCTCTTGAATAGATTGGTACATTATAACCTCTGTAGTAATCGTAGAGGTATGCCATTCTATTACCATATTGCTGATCGTAGTAGGCTTTTATTTTCTTTAGGTTCACCATATATTATATCTCCATTATGCGTAGTATATTCTGCTATTATAGTTGCACATAGCTTTATACCTTACTGCTTATCCAATCTCTAATCCTTATCTCTGTATTTGCACCCTCTAATCTATCTACTGTATCATTGTGGGTTAGTATAAGTGTTGGAATAGATGTTATATTATATTTCTCACACA